ATCATGCCCATCGAAGAAGTGGCCACCGCATGATTCTCGGAAGAGACCTTCTGCGTAGGATTTGTCCTGATTCACGACAAACCCGCAAGCATCCAGGATCTCTAAGAGGTCCTGGGTCGCCTCAGTCGGAAGGATGATATCATCCCCGAAGACTGAGATTGGTCCGGCTGCTCCCGAACTGCGCACGGCTGAATAAGCCAAAGCGTAGAAAACAAGTGTCTCCAATTCAAAGGTGAAGCCGTTCCCCATGGAAGAAAACTTCCGAAGAGGAATAACCTCGCCGTCGAGCTCAATCCTGTCTGTACGACAGGTGTTGAGGGCAACGAACCACTTGTACGGTAGTAAATACCGAACGAGGCTAGTTGCTACGGAATCACTTGCGGAACTCAAGTCGATCGTGGCGAGAGACCCGTCCGACGAGGCTTGCTGGGCGAGAACACTGTGCCTTTCGGCACCGCGATTCAAGTCCAGACTTGCTCTGTCTTTCAGGAGCTCACGCAATTGCGCACCAAACCCCTTCTGGAAGAAAATATTCCAGTCGGGCTCAATGGCAATAGCACGGTCGGCTTTGAAGTTCTTCGGGACAAAATCAACCCTGCTGCTTTCAACGATGTTCGCCTTCGGGCGGTCATAGTTGAGGCCCCTAAAGAAGAAATCCAATAGGGGTAGAGCAGCACTAGTTACATCCGCGGAAAGATACTTATTCGACGGGTGTGCTTTTCGGCGAGGTATCGAAGAACTCGAACCCGGGCCGAAGGCGAAGGATGCCTCCAAGGTACTGCTGTTAGGCGCATCACCAATGATGCGATGAATCTTTTCTCTCGCAATCTCAAGACGAGATACGAGGGCGGGTGTAAACCCGTTCATCCCATTGGCAAAACGTTTGGCAACAGCCCGGAGGCGGTCCTCGCAAAGGAAGAACTTCTCGATCGTAGCCTTACGGCGACTCTCTTCATGCCCGCGTGGGCCTACGGTGAACTTGGACAGCAGCGAAGCTGCCAAGTAGTCACGACGAAAAACGTCGTGGTCAACGTAGAGAAGAGGGCTGACGGAGTGGGAACAGGCGGCCGTGTCGTCGCCGTACTTCAGGCACAAGAACACCCCAAGTGAAGTAGGGGAGTCGAGAGCCTGGAGGAACGACATAGACACAGTGCGCGTCTCACTATCAATAAATCGAGAACAGTTCAACTGTTGTTCTTTCTTAAGCATTATAATGCTCCTTAACCGATAGAAGAAAAGAACGGCTCTAGGCTTACGCTTAGAAGACCATATTCAGATCTTCGATCAGGGCCTTGAGATCAGCCTGAGCGAACGCATTCGCCATGAAAGCGCGAATATGCTTGCGATCTTGCTGAGTCGACCGTTCCGGGAACGTGAAATCCACGTTCATCGTACAGTCGTAGGCCTTGGTCGGTGCCGGAGTAATCCCGTTATACGTCGATGCATTGACAACCTCGAGAACCGGATACACAACCTTGAGGGTGCCGCGGTAAACGCGGGCGCCGTTCTTTTGGTTGCGCAAGGGCTCGCGGAGCGATGCGGTGATGGTGGGGAAACCAACGGCGATTCCGCCGGAAATTTCTTGCCACTTAGCCACACCGTCGTCAATGCGACGTGCCGTGAAGGTACGTGCGACAGGGGTCGCCGCACCATCGTTGATGGTGATGTTTGCGAAAGCAGTCATTTTAGACTCCTAAATAAGTTAAGCACTAGGGAGGATTCCCACGTGCTGCTGACTAACGCCGGATCCGCTGGGTAACCAGTGAGACGGCATCAATCAGACGCTGTGAGTTTAGACTAACGTCCAAGCTCGGTAGCGACGCGGAGGGGAAGGTTGTCAGCGCGACACGCTTATAAGTACGTCGTTTCGACGTACAAGCCTTAACGCTGATTTTCTTCCCTAAGACCCAGCCAGAATTGGCTGGGTCAACTCGTACGTTGGCAGGTTCCGACACCACAGTATCATCGTGGACATAGGAAACACTGCCAGAGACGAACTCCTTACCTACGAAGGTATCGATGGTTGAGAGGTAGTCCGCAACTGGAACTAACCAATCAAACACGAACGAGTAGGGGATCAACTCCCATACTAGTAGGGCAGGGTTAGTAATGCCGTACTGCTGGAGAGTCCCTAGCAAGGGGAAGCTATCTCGGTATCGAACCTTGATAGTAACCTCGCTTCGGGTAACTCTCGTCACAGAAAGGTCATTCAACACCTGCCCTGGCGGCGCATACCGATCCGTCAACTGTAAATGGTTGATCGGGAAGGTAGACGTCGCCCCTTCGAAGGCCGTCTTCTCGACACGGAACACTGGACGCTTGGTCCGGAGGTCGTGTACGGATGCTAAGGCGTCATGAATGTCTTTGACAAGCAGACGCCAGCCGTACCGATACTCTAGCCAGACGTTTTGTAGTTCCCTCTTCGTCAAACCTGAGCTACGGTTTAAGCCGGACTCAGAACGAAACGCACGTTTCGTCATCCCGTGCTCTCGGTAGTACGCCCGAGGGGACAGCTTGGAGAGATTCTCCGTGCGATCCCTCTGCTTCTTATCGAAAGCGAGTGAGATGTCTTTGACGAGATTGGAGACCATTTCACGGGTCTTTCTCAGCTCCGCCATAAAAACCAAAGAATTAAACTGTGTTCCGTTTATCTTCTTCGGTAGACCTGCGACGCACTTGTTGTACAAGGCGGCGTGGGCCGTGGTCGGGGCTGTGACCTGTGGAGGCAACCAATGCCCTGTGGTGAAGTCGATATAGACCGAGATGATAGGGTTGGCACCGCCAACCCATTTGTCTAGTCGCACCGACGACATCACATGCTTCCGATCGAACGATTGCTCGTCGAGCGGATTAGTGGGCAGCTCAGAAAAGGTTCTTTTCTTCTGAGCATACCCAGCAGTGGTTGTCCATGTCCGAAACCAATCACGAGTGGTCGCTCGAACTGGATACGTTGCATTAGCATAACCGCTAACACGCGGCACCAGGTCGACGTCATAGTGAGTGGTCTTTGAGGGCATAATGGGCTCCTTGTCGAGTAAAACAACGGAAAGAAGTGCACCGGGTCCTGTTAAGGAACCGCAAAGGCTAGGAGGTTAAATACTCCTAAACCCTTTCCTACAGCGGCAAATGCCGCTAAAGGGGTGCCTCTCGAAAGAGG